CCTCAGAAGAGTCAGCAATTATCAAACGAGACTGGTGGCAACTCTGGGAAGAGAAAGAACCACCGATGGTGTCGTTTGTGATTCAGTCTTGGGATACGGCGTTTATGAAGCATGAGCGTGCTGACTACTCAGCTTGCACGACATGGGGCGTATTCTATATGGATGATGATCAGGGTAAGCGTGCGCCGAATATTATCCTGCTGGATGCGCTGAAGGAGCGGATGGAGTTTCCAACCCTGAAGCAGCGTGCTTATGAGATGTATATTGACTGGCAACCAGACGCCTTTATTGTTGAGGCAAAGGCTGCAGGTGCGCCCCTGATCTATGAGCTTCGGGCAATGGGTATCTCTGTGACTGAGTTCACCCCATCCCGAGGCAACGACAAAGTATCGCGTGTGAATGCTGTCGCAGACTTTTTTGCGTCTGGTATTGTCTGGGCACCCGCTAGGCGGTGGGCTGAAGAGGTGATAGAGGAGTTTGCATCTTTCCCGGTAGGGGATCACGATGACCTTGTTGACTCATCTACCCAAGCCTTGCTTCGCTTTCGTCAAGGCGGTTTCATTGCGCTTGAGCATGATGATATCTCTGAGCAGCAGCCGAGGCGCATTGCTAACTATTATTAGCCTGTTTAAACTGCGATTAAATTGGAGTCTTATATGGCTGTAGAAAAAACTCTCGACTCGTTGCAGATGGCAGATATTGCCAATCGGCTAGAGGAAAGCCAGCCGTCAATTGTTGTTGAAATTGAAGAGCCTGAATCTGTTTCTATTGAGACAGAAGATGGCGGCATGATTATTGATTTCGACCCGGACCCTTCCGTTGACGATGCCCCGTTTGATGCAAATCTAGCAGAATACATAAGCGAAGACTCGCTGGATGCCCTTGGCTCTGAGTTAATATCTGCCTATGAGGATGACCTTTCCTCACGTAGAGACTGGGAAGAGACCTATATCGAGGGTCTTGATTTACTGGGCCTGAAGATCGAGGACCGCACAGAACCGTGGCCCGGTGCATGTGGCGTGCATCACCCGCTATTAGCGGAGTCAGTAATTAGATTCCAGTCTCAGGCAATCTCAGAAATTTTTCCTGCCGGTGGTCCTGCTCGATCTAAGATCGTGGGAGAGGCGACAGATGAGATTTACAAGCAAGCCAATAGAGTACAGAACTATCTAAACTTTTTGCTGACAGAGGAAATGACTGAGTTTCGCAGTGAAACTGAGCGCATGTTGTTTTCTTTGCCGCTTGCAGGTAGCGCCTTTAAGAAAGTTTATTATGACCCTAACATGGGCCGTCCATGCTCTATGTTTGTTCCTGCAGAGGATCTTGTTGTGTTTAATGGCGCAACGGATCTGCAGTCGCTTACTCGTATGACGCATCGTATGCGTAAGACAACAAACGAAATACGAAAGTTACAGGTTTCTGGATTTTACCGTGATGTTGAACTTACAGGCTCAGATAGCGCCGTTGATGCAGTCAAAGAAAAGTATGGGGAAATTACTGGCGAATCTTATCAATCCTCTGCCGGTGGATCATATCTGCTAGGGGAGACGGTCAACACTATCTTAGAGATTCAGGTAGACCTTGATCTGGAAGAGTTCCCTGATATGAAGGACGGAGAGATGACCGGCATCGCTGTGCCTTACGTGGTTACAGTGGATAAGGGCAGCTCAAAGGTGCTGTCAATTCGTCGCAACTTTTTTGAAGACGATGAGCTGAAGCGCAAGCGAAACCATTTTGTACATTATGAATATATCCCCGGCTTGGGTTTTTATGGTCTGGGTCTGGTCCATTTGATTGGTGGTCTGGTGAAATCTGCCACATCCATACTCAGGCAGCTTGTAGATGCAGGTACATTGGCAAACCTGCCGGGTGGCCTGAAGACTCGTGGTATGCGGATCACTGCAGATGATACGCCGATTATGCCCGGAGAGTTTCGTGACGTAGATGTTCCCGGCGGCACCATTAGAGAAAATATTTCCTTTCTACCTTACAAAGAACCCAGCACTACGCTGTATCAACTGCTGAATAATATTGTTGATGAGTCGCGCAGGTTTGCATCTATGGCTGATGTAAAGGCGGCTGACATGAATAGCCAAGCGCCAGTAGGTACAACGCTGGCACTGATTGAGCGGAACATGAAGGTCATGTCTGCTATTCAGGCAAGGCTGTATGCGTCAATGAAAAATGAGCTAAAACTGCTTGTCAGGATTGTTAAAGACTTTGGTCCTAATGAATATCCGTATCAGCCCTATGGCAACCCAGAAGATATTCGTGAGGACTTTGACGATCAGATTGACATTATTCCTGTGGCAAACCCGAATGCGGCAACGATGTCACAAAGGATTATGCAGTATCAGTCTGCGCTGCAGTTAGCTGCTCAAGCGCCACAGTTGTACGACTTACCTGCGCTGCACCGGCAAATGCTTGAGGCGCTGGGCATAAGAGATCCAGAAAATCTGATTCCGCCAGAAGACGATATGGAGAACAAAGATCCTGTTACTGAAAATATGGATATCATTAACGGGTCGCCAGCAAAAGCGTTTTCTTTCCAAGATCACGATGCCCATATCCAAGTGCATATCGCGGCAATACAAGACCCGAAGATAACCGAGCTATTGTCTCAGGCACCAGATCAACAAGCTATTATTGCCAATGCTCAAGCGCACATCCAAGAGCATTTGGCTTTCCAGTATCGAGAAAGGATACAAAAAGAACTGGGCTTGGAGCTGCCATCAGAAGATATGCAGCTACCTCCAGAAATCGAGGCAAAACTTTCTGCGCTGGTTGCACAGGCAGCAGATCAGTTATTGCAAAAGGACCAGCAAGAAGCGGCACAGCGTCAGCAACAGCAGCAAGCGGAAGATCCGGTGCTTCAGCTCAAGCAGCGTGAACTGCAGATCGAAGAGCAAGCAGCGATGGCGAAGGCGCAAACTGATCAGCAGCGTGTTGAAACGCAACAACAAAAACTTGCATTGGATGCACAGAAAGCGGCCATGCGTGATGAGCTTGAAAGGCTCAAGATTCAGAAAGATTTGTCAATTGCCCAAAGCAGAATCGACAGCCAAGAGAAGCTCGCGGGAGCAGATTTGGCAAAAACCTCTATAGAACAAGGACTTGATAGAGAGGAGCGTCTTCTTAGGCAGCGGCAGAACGATGCTGTGAAGGGCGCAGAGATTGGTAGAAAGATTGCTGAACAAATTACTAAGGGCAGTTAGTGGCAAACTTTGTAGACCCTCAGTTTGTTGATTTACTTTTGTCACGCTTGAATGAATTAGAAAATCACCATGAACAGAAAATACTTGGTGGGTCAGTCGAAACGATAGAGGAATACAAACTTTTTCGGGGTCAGCTCGAAGGAATTAGGATTGCTATTCGGGAAATACGCGAAGTATCAGAACGAGTATTTGTCGAGCAGAATTAACGCTATCAGAGCGTAATGGGTTCTTCACTTCCCTTTAAGTGTTGCAGTGAGATAGAAATGTCAGAAGCAGATCTGAAAGTTATTGAGGAAGAGGATGTCGAAAAGGCAAGTCAGCTTCCTGTACCAACAGGGTATCGTATTTTAATTGGCCTACCTGAAATAGAGGAAAAGACTGAAGGTGGGATTATCAAGGCACAATCAACCATTAGCGTTGAAGAAACTGCATCAGTGGTTGGTTTCGTTCTAGCTATGGGTCCAGATTGCTACAAAGACGAGAAAAGATTTCCTACTGGCCCTTGGTGCAAGGAAGGAGACTTTATAATTATGCGAGCCTATAGCGGTACGCGCATAAGTATTCATGGGAAAGAGTTTCGTATTATTAACGATGATACCCCTGAAGCCGTTATTGATGATCCTAGAGGAGTAAGCCGTGTCTGAGATAAGTTTTCCTGAACCCAATGAAAGCGTGAACGTTTCAGTTGACGCAGATGAGATAGAGATTGTTGAGGTTGACGATAGGCCAGAAGAGGATCGTAAACCTGTAAGAGAAGATGTCGAACCCTTCAACATTGATGAAGAGATTGACATTCAAGATGATCGTGTTAAAAAGCGTTTAAACAGACTTAAATATGAGTATCACCAGCAGCGTCGAGAAAAAGAAGCTGCACAAAGGTTACGTGATGAGGCTGTTCAGTACGCTCAGACAAGTCAGTCAGAGGTGCAAAGGCTTCAAGGTCTTGTGGGACAAAGCGAACAGGCTTTACTGCAAAGCGTTGAGTCAAGAACAGAAGCTCAGTTAGCCTCACTCCGTCAGGAGTATACGAAGGCTCACGAGGAGGGTGATACCCAGAAAATGGTGGAAGCGCAAGAACAGCTTGCGCGTATACAAGCAGATAGGGCTTATATAGATAACTATAAGTCACAGATGCAGAATAATCAGTCTCAACAACAGGTTGAGCCAGATGTGTCGGTGGAACAGCCACAGCAACCTCAGCAACTCGATCCTCGTTTGCAGGATTGGCTTGCTAATAATAGCTGGTTCGGAGCGCCCGGAAATGAAGCTCTGACTGGTTTTACTTACGGGCTTGATGAAATGTTGATTAAACGTGGTGTTGTCAGAAACACACCAGAGTATTTTCAAGCAGTTGATCAAGCACTAAGACAGTCATTTCCTGCAGCATTTGGCGTGCAGCCTCAAGAGGAAGAGCCAAGACAGCAAAAAAGCTCAACCGTAGTTGCTCCAGCGCAACGAGGAAGTAAAGGAAAACGTCAGGTCAAACTGAGGAGATCTGAAATCGAGCTAACTAAAAAACTCGGTATTACTCCAGAGCAGTATGCGGCCCAAAAGCAGAGGATGGGATAATGACACAAGATAGAGAACTTGAAACAAGAAGCGAAACGGCAAGAGAACCGGCTTGGACGCCGCCTACTTTGCTACCTGATCCCCATCCTCAAGCTGGATGGGTGTTTCGTTGGGTTAGAACGTCAATGGTGGGGCAAGCTGATGCTACTAATGTCTCCATGCGTTTTCGGGAAGGATGGGAGCCAGTACGATTGGAAGACCATCCAGAGCTAGAAGTGATGCCTGATCACAATAGTAAGTTTCCCGGTTGCGTAGAAATTGGCGGTCAACTTTTGTGTAAAGCTCCTCAAGAAGTTGCGGATGCTCGCCAGCGTCATTACGAAGGAATTGCAGCGCAACAAATGGAAAGTGTAGATCAATCATATATGCGAGAAAATGATCCTAGAATGCCCATGCTTCGGCCTGATCGGCAGACTAGAGTTAGCAAAAGTGGTTGGTAAAATTTACTTTTGATTTGTTAAGGAAAAACTTATGGCTACTACAGCCGCCCCTTTTGGGGCAAGACCCGTAAGCACGACAAGTGCTAGTGGATCTTTTAATGGCAAAGTGCAACATCTAAAGATTGCTAGTGGATATGCGACAGCTATATTCAATGGTGACTTTGTGAAGATGGTTGCTGCTGGTGTCATTGAAAAGGACACAGGAACGGCAACACTTACGACTATTGGTATTTTTATGGGCTGTAAATATACAGACCCGACGACTGGTCAGTTGACGTTTAACCAATACTTCCCAGCTTCGACTGCGGCAGACGACATTATGGCCTATGTAATTACGGACCCAGATGTTGTTTTCTTGATGCAAGCTGACGGAGCTATTGCTCAGACTGCTCTTGGATCTAACTTTGATGTTATCCAAACTGCAGGTACAACAAGTATCGGCAATAGCAAGAATGCTGTTGATGCCGATTCAACCGCAACGACTAACACCCTTCCGTTAAGAATCTATGATTTTTATGATGGGCCAAGTAGCACAATTGGTGATGCTTTCACCGATGCGTTATTTAAGTTTAATGTTGGTCATGCGTACCGCAATACGACTGGCGTTTAAGGAGAATAAGCAATGGCAATTTCAAGAGCGCAAATGCTCAAAGAACTCCTGCCGGGGCTTAACGCTCTTTTTGGCTTGGAGTATTCAAAGTATGAAGATGAACACACTCAAATCTATGACACAGAAGCGAGTGATCGTTCTTTTGAGGAAGAGGTAAAACTTAGCGGCTTTGGTGCTGCACCGACGAAAGGTGAAGGTGAGTCTGTTATTTTTGATTCTGCACAAGAGTCATTTACTGCTCGCTATAACCACGAGACGGTGGCTATGGGCTTTGCAATTACCGAGGAAGCGATGGAAGACAATCTTTATGATTCTCTTTCTGCTCGCTATACCAAGGCACTTGCTCGCGCTATGGCGTACACCAAGCAGGTTAAAGCTGCTTCTCCTTTGAATAATGGGTTTACAAATGCCTTCCAAAGTGGAGACGGCGTAAACTTGTTTACAACCTCTGGAGACGGAGTAACGGGCGGTGACGGGCACCCCACAGTTGGCGGCGGCAAAAATGGCAATCGTCCTACTACTGGTGCTGACCTCAACGAAACCTCATTAGAAGCTGCGATTATTCAGATCGCTGGTTGGACTGATGAGCGTGGACTGTTGATTGCTGCTCGACCTCGTAAGCTGGTTGTACCCCCTGCCTTGATGTTTGTGGCAACGCGAGTTCTGCAAACAGAGGGTCGTGTCGGTACGGCAGATAACGACATCAATGCCATTTACACGAATGGCAGCATTCCTGAAGGCTACTCAGTGAATCATTACCTCACAGATACTAATGCGTGGTTCTTGATTACAGATGTGCCTAACGGCATGAAGCACTTTGAGCGAAGTGCATTAGAAAATTCTATGGATGGTGACTTCGATACTGGTAACGTGCGCTATAAGGCGCGTGAGCGTTATAGTTTTGGCGTAAGTGACCCACTCGGAATTTTTGGATCACCCGGCTCAAGCTAAAGATATTGGGGCGCATAGCGCCCCTTTTCTTTGTTTACTATCCCTGACAAGATGTTTCACGTGGAACATTTTGACACTTGCCAAGACAGGAGATACTCATGGCAAATACTACCTTTAACGGTCCCGTCCGTTCAGAGAACGGCTTTAAGGTCGTTTCAAAAAATAGCAGTACCGGCGCATTTACTGATGTAGTAGATATTGCGTCTACTGGTATCGTTACCAATAAATATGTAAAGCACGTTGGTTTTGCCACAGGCGTTACAGTCAACACTACGGCAGGTGACAGCCCATCTATAGGCGAGTTTACTCAACCTGCAAACACAATCATTACCGATATCAAAATCTTCTGTGATACCTCACCAGTTATTGGCACGGGTGATATTGGTTATGAAGTAGGTACGTCTAGCTCTGGCGCACAGATTGTTGCGGCAGTGACTGACGAGATTTTGGACGGCGGCACCACTGTTGTTGAACACAACGTGACCCTTACAACGCTTGTCACTCAGACACAAAGCGGTACTACAGCCCCTGCTTCTGTTCAATACACTTCTGCTGAAAGAACAATTTATTGCAACATCACTAATACCGTTGATGCAACCACTGCTGGTTCGTTTACGTTTATTATTGAGTACGTTCAGATAGCGTAACAGGGGACAGTCATGGCTGACGCAGTAGCTACACAAACCATCCAAGATGGTGCTAGAAAAGCGATATTTCGTTTTACTAACGTTAGTGATGGTTCTGGAGAGGCAGCGGTAAAAAAGATAGATGTGTCTGCTCTTACAACTGACCCAGTATCTGGCGCTTCTTGTTCTAAGGTAACAATAGAGAAAATCTGGTACACCACGATTGGTATGGGTGTGAAGATATTCTTTGATGCAAGCACAGACGTTTTGGCGTGGCAGCTCAATGCTGACTACGCTGATACGTTAGATTTTGGTGAGTTTAATGGCATACCAAATAATGCTGGCTCTGGCGTTACCGGAGACATCATGTTTACCACTGTCGGTCATTCTAGCGGTGATGTTTATAATATTTGCATAAGCGTAATTAAACATTATGGATAGAAATACTCGACTTCAATTTGAAGACAAGATAATTGATTGCTTCCATTTTTTTACAGATCCGCTTGATCCTGTAAGGGTATCTATTAGGCTGAATGAATTGGAAGATGAGGTTGTATTTGAGGCCAACCATCTTGGTCCGTTAGCCACTAGGCAAATACCTATAGCCCATACAATGTCCGTAGAGCAGTTTTTGAACACGCCTATTGATACATTGAGAGCAATCGCAAAAGGTCTTGGAAAGGAAATGAGGGTAGTTGGATGATGCGTAGTGGTAAGAATGCTGGTCGTCATAGCATGAAGCAGATTAATAAAGCGCAGATACCTATTGGTATGGATGGAAAACCTCAGATACCAGTCAATATGGGAAGGCAAGCGTCATCTCGTCGGATGGTTATGCGTGACGAAGTAACTACCATGAGAGATGGCGGTTCATTAAGAATGGTAGAAAAAGCGGGAGAGATGGTCCCTTTTTACGCTGCTGACGGTATTGGCAAGATGAAATCTGGCGGCGATCTTATGGACGCGGCAGGGAAGCGTGGTTATGGCGCTGCGAGAAAGCCATCATAAATGTAAAATTGAAGATTCTATTCGCCAAGAGGTAAGGGAATGGTCTCGTGAGTTTCTTGAGACTCCTAGTGAAGAGCTAGGGGGAATGTCTGTTTGCCCTTATGCAAAGCAAACATGGGAAGCTCATCAAGTTTTGATGTCGTTTAAACGGACAACTTCATTTAAGGACATATTTTTATCACTTGAAAACTTTGATGATGATTACCGTATTCATATTGTGATTGATCTGGATTATGAGGAAGACCTAGACACGTTCCATGATCATGTAGAAGCACTGAATTATGCAATTAGTGATGGTGTTTTTAACGATAAAGATCTTTGGATTATGGGTTCTCATCCAGATGATGACCAAAATGAATCATTCGACACTGACGAATTTGAGCAGTTAAACGATATTTCATATGCAATGTATTACATACAGCGTTTAGAGGATTTGCATCAGGCTGTTCAAGGCTTAAAGAAAACAGATTATTACAAGGTGGTATTTAGTGATGCACAACCACCGCATGTATTTCAGCTAAGAGAATCATTTTATAACCAACTGAAAGGTATTTGTGATGAGAGATAAAATGAAAAAACGCGGCGTTAAGAAAAAGCCAAAGAAAATGATGGGCGGCGGCAGCATGAAAAAAGCTGGCGTAATGAAAAAGCCTAGAGGAATGCGTGGTGGTAGCAAAAAGCGCCCGACTGGAATGAAGCGTGGTGGAAAGTCATAAACAATGTCAACGTACACGTTTGATCTTGATTTAGGCGATGCTGTAGAAGAGGCTTTTGAGCGAGCGGGTTCAGAGCTAAAAACCGGCTACGACTATCGCACGGCCAGAAGAAGCATGAATTTAATGTTTCTTGAATGGCAAAATCGTGGATTAAATTTGTGGACAATCAAGAACGCATCACAGTCCCTGACTGCAGGGACTTCGCGTTACTCTTTAGATGCAAAGGTTCTTGATATTGTTGAGGCATTTATCCGAACCAATAGCGGCAATGTTTCCCGTCAAGTGGATCAAAACTTAACAAGGATTTCTGTTAAGCAGTATTCACACCTCACAAATAAACTTACCGAGTCAAAGCCATTACAGTTTTGGCTGGAAAAGTCAGACACTGTTTCTTCGGTAAATCTTTGGCCTGTGCCTGATTCAAATGAATCTTACTCGCTTGAGTATTATTACATTGAGCGAATAGCGGATGCTGGGGCAACAGGTGCGGCAAATCCAGAAGTACCGTCAAGGTTTTTGCCATGCTTGGTAGCGGGGCTTGCTTACCACATAAGCCTTAAAAAACCAGAACTACAAAATAGAATTCAGCTTTTGAAGTCTTTGTATGATGAGCAATGGCAGCAAGCAGTAGATGCAGATAGAGGCAAAGAGTCTTTGTTCTTCGTGCCGGGAGGCTATAGATATTGAGTATTTATGCTAAAGGCAAATATGCGTTTGGTTTTTGTGATGTTACGGGATTTAGGTATGACCTAAAGGATCTTGTACCTTTAATTAGGGACGGCAGAGATACAGGCTTCCGGGTTGGGTTTGATGTTTTAGATAAAGACAATCCCCAGTATGAGCTGGGCAGAATGAATATGTCAGATCCACAGGCGTTAAGAAACCCAAGACCAGATACCGCACTTACTAATAGCAGGATACTAAGTGCGTTTGATCCTGTGGGCGGTGGAATTACGCAGTTAGGTTCTAGGACGGTTGGCTTGGATATTACAAGCGAGCTGGGTCAAGTTACGGTGGTAGTAAGCTAATGGCTTGGACATACACAACACTGACTCAAGCTATTAAAGATTACACTGAAAATGATGAAACAACATTTTCAAATAACATCAGTGTTTTCGTACAAACTGCTGAAAAAATTATACTAAGGACTATTCAGTTACCTGACTTTAGAAAGAATGTTACAGGGACAATAACCTCTGGAAACCAATACTTGTCAATGCCAACAGACTTTTTGTTTCCTTACTCGCTGGCTATAGATAACTCAGGTTATGAGTTTTTGATATTCAAGGACGTTAACTTTATTCGTGAGCTATACCCAGTAGCCTCAACCACATCTGTTCCAAAATATTATGCCATTTTTGATGAAGGCACTTTTATTGTTGGCCCAACTCCAAATGCTAACTTTACTGCAGAGCTTCATTATTTTTATGAGCCAGAGTCAATTACAGCAGCATCAAGCGGTACAAGCTGGCTTGGAACAAATGCAGATAATGCGCTTTTGTATGGCTCTTTAATGCAAGCATATATTTTTATGAAGGGTGAGCCTGATGTTATCCAGCTATACACCAATCAATTTGAAACTGCATTAGGGCAATTAAAGCTAGAAGGTGATGGTTACAGCAGGACTGATGCTTATAGAACCGGCCAACAAGCATTGCCAACAACCAGATGAGCGGAAACATTAACCTAAGTGTTGGTTCTTTTGTTGTCTCTACTACAGAGCATAAAGGACATGATGCTGAGTTTTGGGCAGAGGCTGCTACAAATAAGATTGTGAATGTTAGTAGTAACTGTCATCCAGTCATTGCAGAGCAAGCTGAAGCGTTTAAACAGTCTGTTTATGCTACTATTTTGCACTACATGAAAGAGGCCATAAAAAGTGACAAAACAACGCTTAGTGCTACGCTAGATAAGCAGGGTCACAATGATATGGCAGAGATAATCAGGAGATTATAATGGCTATCAGTCAGGCAATATGTACAAGTTTTAAGCAGGAGCTTTTAGAGGCTGTTCATAACTTTAAAAACACTGGCGGCAGTACGTTTAATCTTGCCTTATACACAAGCTCCGCTTCTCTTGGGGCAAGCACAACAGCGTACACAACGTCTAATGAGGTGTCAGGTACAGGGTATACCGCTAAAGGTGCAGCTTTAACTCGTGTTGATCCAACTACTTCAAGTACGACAGCGTTTACAGATTTTGCAAACTTAACATTTAGCTCAAGCACTATTACTGCAAATGGTGCAATGATTTTTAATGACTCTGCTTCTGGTGATCCAGCGGTTTGTATTCTTGCGTTTGGCGGAGATAAGACTTCTACCGCTGGCGATTTTACGATTCAGTTTCCTACTGCAGATGCGTCTAATGCAATTATTCGCATTGCATAAAATATGGCTATTGTTAATGGTTGGGGTAGAGGCACTTGGGGCGAAAGCCCGTGGGGCCAGCCTGACCCTGTTGAGGTCACGGGTGTATCGGGCACTAGCGCGGTTGGCTCTGTTACTGTCAATGCGGATGCAAACGTATCGGTCACGGGTGTTTCAGGTACTAGCGCAGTTGGGTCTGTCTCAATTATCGAAGGTACGGGCGTATCGTTTTCGGTTACGGGCGTATCAGGATCGACTAGTGTCGGATCTGTTACGGTTGCGGCTAACGCAGATGTTGCGGTTACGGGTGTTGAAGGTACGGGCGCGGTGGGGTCTGTTACCGTTTCGGGTCAAGCTGATGTTTCGATCACAGGTGTCTCAAGCACGGGATCGGTTGGATCGGTCACGGTTGCTGGTGCGGCGGTCGTTTCACCAACGGGGCTATCTGCAGAAAGTTTTGTCGGCACGGTTAATGTTTGGCAGGTTATTGATACAACTCAAATACCAAACTGGTCTGCTATTACAGATAGTCAAACGCCTAACTGGGCATCTGTTTCTGACAGCCAAACACCAAGTTGGTCTGTTATCACAGACAGTCAAACGCCCAGTTGGACCGCTATTACAGATAGTCAAACACCAGATTGGGAAGAAATAGCCTAATGGTAAAGAGAGTTAAGAGTGTTATTAAGGCTTTAGAGAAAGCGTCTAAAACGCACAAGAAGCAAGCGGAAACCTTAAAGAAGCATGTTGCTTTGATGGAAAAGTCTAAGCCCAAGCGCCGGAGAACATAGATGGCAACGTATGTAAATGATTTACGCCTTAAAGAGATTACTACAGGTGATGAGGCGGGAACGTGGGGTACTAGCACAAATACTAACCTTGAATTGATAGCTGAAGCGTTTTCGTATGGTACTGAGGCAATTACTACCAACGCAGATACGCACACAACAACTATTGATGATGGTGCAACTGATCCGGGCCGGTCTTTATTTCTTAAATATACTGGTACTCTTGATAGCACCTGTACCATAACTATTGGCCCAGATACCGTTTCTAAGCTCTGGTTTATAGAGAATGGAACAAGCGGGTCACAAAGTATCATTATTAAGCAAGGGACTGGATCTACAGTTACCATTGCTAATGGTCAGACCAAAGCTATTTACAGTGATGGTGCAGGATCTGGCGGCTCAATGGTGGATGCGTTCCAAGACTTGGCAGTCCCTGATCTGTTTATCGATGACGATC